TAAGGAAAGTTCTAAACAAATAGACGAATTAGTAAAGCAAGAAAAAGGAGAATTAAACATGGAACTAATTATTTTTACAACAAATGGATATACTTACAAATTTAAAGGTGTTAAAAATCTAACACCAACAACAAATGGAATCACTTTTGAATATTTCGGTGTAGCGACAAAAGTTTGGCGAACAGCAACATTCGATTATCGTGGTATTAGTGGATATGCGATTGAAAATGAGTTTTGATATGGCAACAATTGTCTTTAAAGGCAATTTCACGAAAGTAATAGAGGATATAAACATCACGCTTTTGACTGAGTTTGCAAAATTTAAGTATCAAGAGTATTTAAACTCGGTAGGTCGTAAAATTGGTAAGTTTGCTGGATATAACGGATGCAGCGGTCGTGGCTACCATAATGATTGTATCGAGTATGATACTGGGTATAGCTTGGGTGTTTATTTAGATTTTAAACATTTTAGAATCACAGTTAAAGAATGGAAAGGTAGAAGTTTGGATGGGTATCTGCCTGGTGTTTATCAAGAATAATTTGAGTGATATTCGCGCGAAAATAAAAAAAGCCAGATTGCTCCGGCTATTAAGTAATTTAACAATACACTTAATTATATCATAAAAGGGGCGATTCGGTTGATATTATTGCAAGAAGTTGATATTAAGAAAACAAAGACAAATGCACGCAAGACTCTGAAGAATTACAGGCGCTTGGAACGGATAGTTGGAAGATCTAGCATTGATATTAAGTCGCCGATTATCAGTGATATGCCACGAATTCCAACGCATGGGAATAAAATTGAAGATGCCATTGTACAGTTAGCTGATGCAGAATTAGAAATTAATGCAATGGTATCTGCGTTAAAAGCGTTGAGTTTGATTAGTAGGCAAGTGCTTCTATACAGTTTTTGCTCAAAAGAAATGTACACCAACTATAAGATTAGTCAAGAGATGGGCTATTCGGAAAGAAGTATCGAAAGAATGAAAAGCATTGCCTTGGTGGAATTTGCTGAAGCGTACAGGAACGGCAAATTGATTGCTTACCGATAACTTTGGCGGTTTTTTGGCGGAAATATGGCGGTTTTAAACTTAAAATAAGTGTTATTATGGTATTGTCGAAAATGAGAGGTAGGCTTGCTACTCACACAAATTAAAAAATGAAGGGAGGAAATCTTCCTTCGTTAATCTTTCACGTGAGCATGCTTCTAATTTAAGACAATCATTCGAAAACAGATTGGAGGAAGGTCCCTCTAGGCTCTGTTTTGAAATACGCGAAAGTCCAGCTCTGCGGAAACAGGGTTGGCAAACGACCGTGTATCGTGTAAATATTGCCTACTATGCACGGATAGTAGTCAGTCATTTAAAGATTTCCTTATTAGCTCCTCGGCATAATGGACGGTGCCGGGGTGTTTTTTATACTTGCATAGCTCAACGGATAGAGCAACAGCCTTCTAAGCTGTCGGCCGCAAGTTCGAATCTTGCTGCAAGTGTTAACATACAAACAGAAAAGAGAGTTTTTATGGAAGGATTAAAGATTGAGTATTTACCGATTGATAGCATTTTTCCCTATGAGAAGAATGCACGATTAAATGATGGAGAAGCTACAAATAAGGTTGCTGCTTCTATTAAAGAGTTTGGATTTCAACAACCAATTTTGGTAGATGATAATTTTGTCATTATTACTGGGCATACACGATACAAAGCAGCGAAACAATTGGGAATCGAAGTGGTTCCTGTTGCTAAAGCTGTGAATTTGTCTGAAGAACAAGTAAAAGCTTATCGTTTAGCAGATAATCGTGTAGCTGAGTTCTCTCAATGGGATATGGATTTGTTAAATTCAGAAATTATAGAAATAGAAACGATAGATATGTCAGATTTTGGCTTTGATTTGAAAATAAATGATTTAAACATTGCAGCGAATGAAGAAGATGATGAAGTCAATGATGATGAACCTAACGAAGAATCACACCGTGTATCAACTTTTAAGCAATACAACTTATATGACTATGATCCAGATAGAACAGATGGATTTTACCAAATGCCGATTTTACAGCCCGTTGACCACAAGCCGAGCAAGTTAATCGGCTTTAATTATGTTCTAAATAAGCCAGATTATGATGCAGGTGTTCATTTTTATTTAGATGACTACCAATTTGAAAGAATATGGCGAAATCCTGTTGAATATATTGAAAAGTTAGCTGAATTTGATTGTGTGTTAACTCCTGACTTTTCACTTTATATGGATATGCCGATCGCAATGAAAATATGGAATACTTATCGTTCTAGGCTAATTGGTCAAATCATGCAAGATTTTGGATTGACTGTGATACCTACAGTGAGTTGGGCGGAACAAGCAACTTATGAATTTTGTTTTGATGGATTGCCTAAAAATGCGACTTTATCTATTAGCACAATCGGCGTTAAGCGTGATAAGGAATTGTATCTTATCTGGAAGAACGGTGTAGACGCAATGATAGATGTGCTAAGTCCCAAAAGATTGATTATCTATGGTGGGAAAATTGACTATGATTATCCGAAAGATTTAGAAGTGGTTTACATAGAAAATAGCATTACGGAAAGGATGAAAAATAATGGGCGGTAGAGGTGCTCGCGGTGTTGGAAAAGGTAAGGGTGGAAAAGCGACTTCGCCAAGTAAATATAAAGGTTCTTTATCAAGTTTTGGAAGTAAGAGAGTCTTTTTAAGCTATAAAAACAATAGTAGTAGATGGGAAAGAAATATGCATGTTGTCGGATCTAATTCAGGAATGAAAGGGTATAGACAAAAACAAAGGATTAACCGAAGTAGTAAAGGCACACCTGGAATTAAAGGAAGAAGTGGCAAAGGCGTTCCTGGGAAGCTACATGATAGTTACTTTAATTCCGGTGTAAAGACCTATGCAAGAGCTAGAAGTCTATACAACAAAGGAATTAGACCTGGAACATTTACAAAAGGAGAATTTGCTAGTTTGAAATACAAAAATTATAGAGGAAAAATGAAGTAGGTGAGAAAATGGGCGGACGTGGTGCAAGCGTACTTTCTGGAAGCAAAGGAAAAAATAGTGTTAAAAGGCTATCAAGCAAGGAAAAATTACAACAGAGAGCTAAATCTAAACGAGTAAATAAACTTAAAAAAAGACTAGAAAACAATCAAGTATGGCGCAGGCAAGGAGCAAGAGTGGGAAATGACGGAAAAAGATTGACCGTTGGTAATAAAAACATGACTCATAAACAAAGCCACGATATGCGTTTAGCTAAATTCATGAGAACTACAAACAGAGGCAGCAATTACGTTACTCCTGGAAAAATTAAATCGAAGTATAGAAACGCTTCTAGGTAGTGGTGATTTTTATGGGCGGACGTGGCGCAAGTTCAGGTATCAGTGATAAAGGTAAGAAGTATGGAACTGAATATAGGACTGTACATAAACGAGGAAATATAAAGTTCATTGTAAAGAATGGTTCTAATTCTCAAAATACTCCAATGGAAACAATGACGAAAGGGAGAGTGTATGTTCTAATCGATAAACACAAAAATATGCCAAAGAGTGTGGTTTATTTCGATAAACATAACAAAAGAAACAAACAAATAGATTTAGATCATGTGCATAAAGGGATGAAGCCACATACTCATCATGGTTATCTACATAGTGAGTATGAAAAAAGTAAAAAAGGCGCAACAAAGTTATCAACTGCAGAAAGGAAGTTAATTGAATCAGTAGAAAAGGAATGGTATAATTTCTCGAGTTTGACAGTTGTAGAACAAAAAAACGGCTATACCCCTTGATGCCCAAGGAGTCTAGTC